TTGCCTTCCCGCATCCCCTGAAGCACCGCATGAATCTTGCGCTGCTTTTCCTCCTCTTGCTCTGGCGTCTTAGTTCTGCGCGCCATCGCCAGCCACCTCAATCAATTTATCAAGATAATGGCGCGCCTTGTGTAAATCCTGCACGCCGCCCTTGTCCTTCCATCTGGTCACATATTTTACAACATTGCCTTCAAAAAATCCGAGCTCGTTCGCCGCGATGAAGTCCCACGGCTGGACGGTCTTGCCCTTGTAGTGATCCCCGCCGACCTGGCGGGAGTTGGGGTCAGCGTCCTTCACGACCATCCTCCTTCATCTGCGCCATGTTCGGCGTGACCATATTATGCCATCGGGCATGGCATGTTCTGCATAGCAGATCCTTCGGCCAACGCTCCGCCTCATCGCCAAAAATATGTTTCGGCGCCCAGTGATGCATTTCAGCACCAACGGAATTACATACCCTGCACATTATAGTTATATTCTTCCTTTCATAAAATTGCGCCGTTTTTGTTTTCACGTATTTCATCGGGCCATTATTTATTGCGTACTGAATAGCCGTCCTGCGCTTAACGTACTTCGTCATGACGCGCCCGCAGTCGTCGCAGTATTTCGGGTAAACGGTAGCTCCAGAAGATATATTCGTGATTCCTATTTTAATATTCTCTGAATTGCAGTCAGAGCACGTGTCCTTGGCTGTCCCACTCATGTTGTCAAATTTCCGCACATCGTGGGTGGGACAAAGGACACACCCTATAGGTGTGTGTCCCAATTTGTCCCACTCTGCCTCGTCTTGTCCCGAGGACATTTGTCCCAGTTTGTCCCAATTTGTCCCAGTTGTCCCACCCCACTTAAATTTTCTTCCGAACGAACAAAGTTGATGCCGTTACGTTATCGCAGATAATCCACCCGGTTTGATAAGCGGATATTATCTCAGAGGTTAAAAGGTTATAAATCATTCTCCCTCGCTTGCTCTCTTGCGCGTAAGTTTTGGCTGTAGATAGCGTCAGTCCCTCACGCTTGACCAGGTAGTCGATGAGGTCGCTTCTCGACAGGAATGGCATTCCATCCTGCTCATCTGCGCCAGCCCAAACCCAGGCATTATTGAATTTCCGAATATCCTTTTGAATATCTGACTCGGGCTTTTCCTTTTTCTCCGTTTGACCTTCTGGCGGCGCCTCTTCTTCGACCAGAACCGCGCCCTTGATCTCCTCGCCGTCCTCGTCCACCCAGCCGAGCGGCACGCTCTGCAAGCGCCCGTAGAGCGGCTTTGGATCTTCTGCGTCCTTCATCTTGGTCGAGCATATTTCTATGCGCTTGTCCTCCTTCTTCGACACCAGAATCGCCGCATCAACCGCCGCCTTCCAGTTGCTTGAGCCCCGAGCGCGGGCTTTGGCGTCTGCGCTGTGTCCGACGTGGTGAATGATGGCAACGCCCGCAGAGAAGGCGCTGGCTACGATGTTGAGTTGCCCGAGCAGCTTGTTCGAGTCTCTCGTTAGGTTGTCATCGCCTCCCATGTGAGCCGCAACGGTGTCGAGAATGATGTAGGCGATCCTTTCCCCGTCCGGCACGATCTCTCGAATTGCTCGAATGATGGTGACGGCCGCGTTGGGCGCATCCGCCTCGATGGCTTTGTTGGTTATGAGAAGGTCGTCGATCCGATCCACGCCATGATGCCGACACCAGGCGGCGACGCGCTGACGCAGGCCGTAGTGACCCTCGCCCGCGAGGTAGACCACGACGCCAGCTTTGGTGCGCAGCCCACGCCACGGCTTGCCGGTGGCGATATGGCAGGCAACGTCGAGCATCATCATGGTCTTGCCGCCGCCAGACTCACCGAACACCATCGAAACGCCGTTGTCGGGTAGCCAGCCTTTCACCACCCACTCAAGCGGAGATGGCTGGAGCAGGTAGCTCGTCGCCCGCGTCAGATAGTAGTCAGCGCTCTTGGCTCGCTCGGCCGCGATGATGGCTTCGGCTGCGTCTGAACCTATCGCCACGCTCGCCGCCACGTCCGCCTCGGGCTCGTAGCGAGCGACGGAGCGAGCAATCTGGCTGACCTCGCTGGTGGGGAGCGGGATCTCGCAGCGCGTCTCGTTGATGACGGTCAGGGCCGCCAGGATCTCCGCCTCGGCCATGCCGAAGCTGCGCATGGCGCCGCCCAGCGCGGTGAGTCCGCTGTTCCGATTGCCCTGAATGAGGTTGCCGTTAGCCGCAGGCACGACGCTCTTGCGCTGCGCCTGCATGGCATTGAGCCATCGGGTCTTGAGCGTCGCAGGCGCAACGCCGTCGAACGGGTCGGACGACGCTTCCCACTCGTAGGTGTTGCCGTTGATCTCGGACGGGAAGGCCAGGAAATAGCGCCCGTCGCTCAGAAGATCGACGCCCTGCTCGAGCTTGCAGGAGCGCACGCCGTCGACGTAGGCGAAAAGCCAGTGCTGTCCACCGCCTGCGGTGAGCTGGCACGGCCCGTCGTCGTCATGGTCTCCGTTGGCGTCTAGCCAGTCCCGCCAGCCGTCGTTGCCGCCGTTACGCGGGTCGATGTCGCAGACGATGAGACCGGAGACGGCTCCCGCTGCGATGCCGACGTTGTAGTCGGGGTTTTCCTGCCACCAGCGTTTGATCTGCTCGGGGTCGGTTGTCGCATCGTTGACGCCATGCCGGGTTGCCGGCGTCTTGGCGTTGGGGAGCACGGGCAGAACATGCCAGCCCCAGGATGCATATGCGAGCGCGGCGTCAGCCTTCGTTGTCATTCGTCTCTGCCTTTAGGTCTCCCTTAGACTTGACCTCAAGCTCGTACTGCCGAGCCATTGGCGGGTATTTGCCCCACCGACTGATGACGTGCGGCCAGATGTCGAGCGCCTGGGCAAGCGCCTTCTTGGTTCCGTAGAACTTGATTGCCTCGTCTGTTGTCATCCCTGATTTACCTTTTGTTGAAGCATTTAGGTGTTGACACCATAAGCGAGAGCCTCTAGTATTTCAACCATGCGCGAACGGATTCACCGAAGGCGCAGGAAGGAGATGAAAAAGATGAGATTTATCGACGCAGCAAACTTTGAGATCGCCGCGATCATCAAAAACAACGCGCGCGAATACGACGAGGGTCTGATCAACTTTGACGAGTTCAACCGCCGTCAACGCGCGACGTGGGATATGGTGAGCCTAGAGAATCGCGACACCGTGCTCGACATTCTGCACGGTCGAATCGAAGTACAAGCATAAGGTAGGGGGAACAAACCATCATGGCTATCCAGCTCAAACGCTCCTCCGCCATCGGGCGCTCGGGAGTCAAACTCCTGGTCTACGGCGCTGCTGGCGCGGGCAAAACGTCGCTGATCCCGACGCTTCCGAAGCCAATCGTGCTTAGCGCCGAAGGCGGCCTGCTCTCGATCGCCGACGCGGATGTTCCGTTCATCGAGATCAAGTCGATTGCTGACCTGCACGAAGCCTACGCTTGGCTCGTCGGCTCTGCCGAGGCGATGGAGTTTGAATCGGTTGCGCTCGACAGCATCAGCGAAATCGCCGAGGTCGTACTAAACGCCGAGAAGAAAGCAACGAAAGACCCGCGCCAAGCATACGGCGCCATGCAGGAGCAGATGGCCGATCTCATTCGCGCCTTCCGTGACCTGCCTGGGCGGCACGTCTACATGAGTGCGAAGCTCGACAAGTCGCAGGACGAGATGGGGAAGATGCTCTACGCCCCATCAATGCCGGGCAACAAGACGGGCCAGCAGTTGCCGTACTTCTTCGACGAGGTGCTCGCCCTTCGCGTCGAGCGGGATGCGGATGGCAACGCCTACCGCGCGCTGCTCTGCGACGGTGACGGCTCGTGGCTGGCGAAGGACCGGTCTGGAAAACTCGACCAGTGGGAAGCGCCTGACTTTTCCGAAATCATCAAGAAGATCATGGGAGGCGCGTGATGGGCGTGTTCGATAACTACAGCGTCGACGACCTCGCCGCCGACTGGCTCGAGGCGAAGCAGACTGAACGCGCGGCGGTGGAGCATCGGCGGGACATCGAGGACGAGCTGATCCGCCGCCTTGAGATCGCGGCTGACCTCGACGGCACCGAGCGTCGGGAGCTGGATCGCCACGCCTTGAAGATCGTCGGACGCATCGACCGCAAGGTTGACGCCGAGATGGCGCAGGAGCTGGCGGCGGAGCACGGGATCGGGGAGTACCTCTCAACCTTGTTCCGATGGAAACCCGAGATCATCCTGCGCGCCTGGGGCGTAGCACCGGAGAACGTAACCAACGCGCTTGCACGCGCAATTACCGCGAAGCCGGGACGCCCGAGCTTCAGTATCGAGGAGAAGTGAAATGGCAAGACTAGACATCGGATTTACCGCAGACGAACTTCCGGAAAGCCGCGGTGATTATGAACCGCTCCCCGAGGGTTGGTATTCCGCCGACATCGGCGACGCTGAGATCCGCGTGACGAAGGACGGCACCGGGCAATACATTCGCTGCCGCTACAACATCACGGGACCGACGAAGGCGGGTCGCGTCGTGTTCGGCAACCTCAACATCATGAACAAGTCGCAGAAAGCGGAGGAGATCGGCCGCCAGCAGCTCGGCGAGCTGATGCGATCCATCGGGATCGGACGCATCGAGGACACGGACCAGCTC